ATAGGGCTATTGATAGCCTTAAGGGGACCGACTTCTTTTTCCAATTAGAACCTTTTCGAGAGAAGGAGTTCCGTTCTGGAGTTGGGATTGTTAGCCTCAGCTATGAGCTGATAAGGTTTGTGCGGAATCTAACTGATGACAATTGGGGTATATGCTCTGCACCACTTCGAGGTGACGTCAGCAACTCTTCCTACTGGAAACGTAGGTGGTTAGATAAATATGATTGGATGCCACCAGTCCAAAACTGCATCTTCGAGTCTAATAAAGAGAAGTATGCCGTTAGCGAAATTGATGGCACTCCCAATATTCTAGTTGATGATAAGCCTAGTAAAGTTGCTAAATGGAATGCAGCGGGGGGTATTGGCATTCGATACCAGGCGGATGAAGATGACCTGTGGGAGTACCTTATGCCAAAATTAAAGGAGTCCTATATCAAGTGATTTTCCCAAACTTCTCGAATATACCTCAACTAATCAAAGACCATAGAAGACATTTTTATGGTAATGGTGGAGCAGTGGATGCTGGTATAGAGGATATATTCGAGTGGGTTGATCTTGTATCCGATGGCGATGTAACCGCCAGACCCAATCTAAGAATGTATGAATTTCATAGATTAGAGAACTATAGATTCATATACCAAGATTTGAAACTTCTCAAAGTTAAATTAGACCTGATACCAGAAATGTGTCCGAGCCAAATCGTAGGATTTTTGGCCGACGGTGAAGGTATAAGAGGTTATGGTTGGCATGATGATGCCATGCATTTGATGGCCCTTAATTTGGTAGGCGATACTGTATGGGACTTTGGGAATGGTGATAAACAGAAGATGACGCCTGGGGATTTGATGTTTATACCCAAGGGAATGTACCATGAAGTTAAAGGCGACGGTGTTAGATTTTCTGTGAGCATATGTAGCCCAGCATAAAAAAATTCAAAAAAAATGAATTAAAGGGTTTACAACTTAATTGAATTTCCCTATATTAATTTTTGTCAGCAACGAGGTACGCGACTCGAATGTAGAGGATGCTCTAGCTGACAGAATGAAACCGAGAGGAAATGATAATGGAATTCACTCGTTACGTAATTGACTACATTCTTGAAAAAGAAGATGGTACCTATGAAAGAGTGCAAACTACTCGTGCCACTCTTAAAGGTATGGAAGACGTTCTTAAGAGTCTTCGTGACGATCCAACGTGTGTTACGTTGGGTGTTTCTGAAAACATATAAGGAATTTTGTAATGGCACATCAAGTTGAAACAATGGCTTACGCTGGAGAACTTCCCTGGCATGGCCTAGGTACTGAAGTTAGCAATGACCTCACTCCTGATCAAATGATGGTGAAGGCTGGTGTTGACTGGAAGGTTCATGAAGCCGAATCGTTTGTTGAGTTCAACGGCGAAAAAATTAAAACAGGTCAAAAAGCTCTCATTCGTGAAACGGATGGCAAGGTGCTGACTAACGTTGGTGAGAATTGGCACCCAGTTCAAAATGAGCAAGCTTTTGATTTCTTCAACGACTATGTTATGGCTGGCGATATGGAGATGCACACGGCAGGTTCTCTGCGGGGCGGTCAATACGTCTGGGCCTTAGCAAAAGTTAAAGAATCGTTCGATCTCTTCGGGGGTGACCAGGTGGACTCCTACATGTTGTTTTCCAATCCGCATGTTTACGGTAAATCCATCGACGTTCGATTCACACCAATTCGGGTGGTTTGCAACAATACCCTAACGTTTGCTTTGGATTCGCAAGCAGCTCGGGCAGTTAAAGTCGGTCACCGCATGGCCTTCGATGCTGACTCAGTGAAAGTTACTCTTGGTATCGCACACGAGAAATTTGCGAAATACAAAGAGATGGCTGAATTCCTTGGCAACAAACGCTACGGTGTCGTCGATCTTATTGAATATTATAACGAGGTGTTTCCGAACACGTCTCGGACTAATATAAATAGCGATGTGAAAACTTTTAAAGATCTTTCACGCAATGCAAAACTTTGCTACGACGTGTTAGAATCTCAACCTGGTGCAAATTTCGCCGAGGGTACATGGTGGCAGGCATTTAACTCTGTTACTTATGTGACAGACCACGTTCAAGGTAGGAATGCCGATAATCGTCTGCATAGCCAATGGTTCGGTCAGAACCAACTTCGGAAGATCAAAGCAGCAGAAAAGGCCGTGGAGTTCGCCATGGCCTCATAGGAGGTAGCCATGAGCGTAGTAGGACCATTTTTTGTATTAATTGCTTTGATGAATCCTCTCGATCCGGCCAGTGTTTTATTCTGGTCGGATTCAGAGAATCCACATAATACGATTCAGGAGTGTGTAGTACATGGTCAGTACAATGAAGTTCCACTAGCACTATCAGCTATCACTGATTGGAAAAAAGATCTCCCTGATGAGTTTATGCTCTATCCAATCGGGTGGAAATGTGCATCAGAGTCGGAGATAGAGAAAATGCAAAAAGGTCAAGGGGTTGCAATATAAATCCACTTGTGATAGAATCCTGTTATTAAATGGGAGAGGTGTGCATGGCTAGAAATTTATTGAAAGCTAAACCTAAGAAAAAATCAGTTGCTCCAATTCGTCGTCGATTTGGTGTGGCTGGTGCTCCTGATACTGACAACTGGAATGAGTGGGAAGCTTACTTTCGCCTTGAGGTAGAACGTAAGGATCTCGCTGCGGTGGTGCGTAATCACATTCGCACTTATTATAAAGAAGAGGCTAAGACGCTATTAAATGCGCCTGACTACATGTATTACATGTATGCCCACATTCCAGCCAGTATGCTTTGGGCAGAGAAGAACAAGCCCTTTCCAGAAAAGTATGATTATGAAAAGTCTATCAATGGCTATATTGAAAAACTTCGAACTGAGTCTGCAAGGAAGCAAGAGGAAGCTGAGGTTGTTCAAATTAGAGCTTCAGTGTCTCCCGCTGAATTGACGCAACGCAAGACAAATGCGTTTCTCGCAGAAGTTGATGCCGCAATTGATAGCTATCCCAATGAATATTCGCTCTATACTGAGCTAACCAAAATAACCGCAGCACATGTCACTGCTAAACAAGCATATGAAATGCTGTTGCCTATTCGTGATGAAATTAAGGAGCTTGTAAGTCTTCCTAAGAGCCGTAGAAATGAGATGCAGCAGCAACTCGAAGAAGGCTACTCTCACATGAATGTTAAGGAGCGTAAAGCATACCTGGCGTTCCTAACTGATATGGTTGATGATGCCAAACGTTATATGCAGAAAAAGAAAGCTCTTCGAGTCTCGAAGCCAAGAGTTAGGTCTGCAGATAAGCAAGTGGCAAAGGTCAACTATCTCAAAGAATCGGATGAGTATAAACTGACCTCGATTAATCCTATGATGATTGTCGGAGCTAAACGTCTGTTCACTTTCAACGTTCGATACCGACAGCTTAGTGAATATGTAAGCAACTCTGGTATGGGGTTCGAGGTTAAAGGTACTACGGTTCAAAACATAGACAGCGAGAATTCATCTACTGTCATACTTAGAAAACCTCTAGAGATATTACCTATTGTCCTAGGTAAGTCGCTTAGAGATTTTCATAACGCTATGCGTAAGATTAAAACCAAACGCACAGAAGCAACAGGACGAATTAATAAGGATACAATTATATTGAAGGTAATGGATAGATGAACGAAGTCTTTCTCACTAAAGCGTCATTCACAAAAATGGTAGAAAAATATGCTAGGGATAAAAAGACTAGCTATATGGATGCAGTGGTTGACTTGTGTGAGGAGCTCAACATCGATCCAGAAGACATTGGTAGATATATATCCAACGTCATCAAAGAGAAGATCGAAGGGGAAGCCATGAATTTAAATCTACTTCCTCGACAGAATATGCTCGAGTTCGAATGAGCATAAATAAGATGGGGTTGACACGACTCCATCATACAATGTAAAATACAAATCTATACAACGTTATAAGGAAATAAAATGTCATTTGAAAATCTAAAACGCAATCGAGATCAAATCTCCAAACTCATTCAAGCCGTAGAAGCTACAAGCGGAACTACTGAAAAGAAATCCTATCAAGACGATAGACTTTGGAAGCCAGTGATTGATAAGGCTGGTAATGGGTATGCCGAGATTCGATTCCTTCCTGCAGCAGAAGGTCAGGAACTCCCATGGATACGTTATTGGGATCATGGGTTTAAGGGTCCAGGTGGACAATGGTATATCGAGAAGTCTCTAACTTCTATCGGTAAGCCAGATCCAGTTGGTGAGTTGAACTCCAAGCTA